CTCTTGATGCTGTTAAGGCTATGTTAGACGAAGTTAATATTAAATCTTTCTCGGTCTGTTAGAAATATCAACACCGCGCATTTCCATCGAGAAAGCACAAACCGCTTTTCCTTCTTTCAGGAAGTGATCAATAATTTTGACCGCGGTAAAAGTCTTACCCATTTTAGGGCGAGCGCCAATAACAACCAACGAACCAGGTAACACGCCTTTAGGTTTAAAAGCTTCGTCTATTCCTGCAATACCAAGCGTATAACTAATTTGTTCACCAGAATGATATCTGCCTTTGTCGTCTATCCATTCACCAGCCCAGTAACCAGCATCACGCAAGCCTTTCTCTTCACGGTTCTGCATTTGTTCAATAAGACCAGAGATAACAGATTCAGCAAGTCCTAGTCTTTGAGCTATATTTCCGTTTTCAGGGTTTGTAATAATATCTTGTATATCGGCTATCTTGGCAACTGAAAAACGTTCCATTGACTCCTCTTTGATTGCTGTAGAGTATTGTCTAAGCAATGAAGCATCAGCCGCATATTGATAACACAAATCAACGTCTCTAATTTCAACATATTCGTTTTTATCGAGTAACTTCATAACAGACAAGTTATCAAAAAACATTTTATTAGAATTCAATCTCAATACTGCTTTGTAAATCTCTTTGTTTACCAGAGTACAAAATGAAGCTGGTTTTAAAGTTGTTAATATGTGGCTGGCTATTTCAGATTCACCGCTGGCTATTTTCATCAAGCCGCCAATTATTGCTTGTTCGTGTTCAATACTCATCGTTCCACCTTTCCCCATTCAAATATTTTGCCGCACTTGGCACGAAATGACTTTCAGTATTAACAAATCTTTTGCCGCAGTCTTTAGTTATCATGTTTACAAAATCAGTAAAGTCATCATCTTTAAGTTTTTTAGTTGCGAGTTTAAACTTAGTAAAAGAATTCTTTTTATCAACCTTCTTTGGATAACTAGACCAAAAATGTTCAAACCCATCATTGATGAATGATGTATTGTCTTTAATTAGTTCTTGGTTATTGGTTAATGGTTTATGGTTAGCTTGTGATTCGGTTATTTCTGGGTTAGCTAAATTAACCGACTGGGTTATTTTGGGTTTTATAGGTCTGCCACCCTTTTTACCGTTAGCCCTTGCTGACTCTGCCTTTGCTTGATATTTTTCTATCTCAGTTTCAGCGCGAGAATTAACCCATCCTTTTTCGGTTTCTTCCCAAAACTCATTTAAAATATCTCTAATCTCTTCTTGGTGATCAACCATACCTATTAACTTGGCTATTCTTTTTAGCTCAAAAGGCAGGGCTTTTTCAGACTCATAGAATAAATCTAACATTCTTCTAAATGCTAAATCCTCCATTAAAGTCATTCGTATCGTGGCGAACGAATAGTCCTTTATATTAAATTGATAGTAATGCATGTATACTTACCTTGTTTTTACAGTTTAATTAGCGCCTTGCAGGGCGTTTTTTATTTCTAACAGACCGAGAAAGATTTAATATTAACTTCGTCTAACATAGCCTTAACAGCATCAAGAGTTTTAAATTCTCGTTGACCACCTCTAGCCGCCCTTATTACTGCAAACTTCTCGTCCTCTGTATCAACTGCAACACTCCAATGAATACCTCTATTAACTACCATTACAGCTTTAATTTTGCCTTGCTCGTTTAACTCTTTAAGTTCTTTCTGTTGCATATTTAACGCCCTCATTAATTAACTTATGTAAACAATATAGTATTATCGTTGACATGTCAATATTCTTTTGCTATTGTTTCTACATCGACAACAAACGGAATAATAAAATGAAAAACAAACTGATTAAACAAATGATTGAAAGCGTATCAAAACCAAAAGATCTTTACGGTGTGGTTATGTTAGACCTGCCGTGGATTGATCACCCGTTATCATTTATGCACTTTGACGAGTCGTTCGGTAGAAACTGGAAGATGTTCGAGAAGGCAAAAAAGGTTGCTAGTGAAGAATTATGGGGTGCCGTGGAGTACCTTCTTGATGAGATAGAGCGCGCAACTAGTGTGGATATTGTTAGTGGGTTTGGTGGCGAGTGGAATGAAGATCATTATTGCGATCAGTATGAAAACGGCGGTTTTTCAGGCGATAGTTTCGCGGGTCAAGTATGGTTTCCTATCACTAAAAAGCGTTACTTAACTTTTCATTACGAAATGTAATTCAACCAACAACAAGTAAGGAGTTATAAGAATGATAATCAAACCAGTAATAGGTGGTAATTATAAATGGAAGGGGCAGTCGCAAAAGCTCGTTTATCTTGGATATAACCATGATGGTGGATGGTGGCATCAATTTTCATTAGCCAGTGCGCCTGATGTTATATGGTGCGAAACAACAACAAAAGAACTTGAGCTATTAGAAGTATATTAACCAACAGAATAAAGGATAGGAAAATGGAAGATGTAACTTGTAAGGGTGAAAACTGTAGCGCTAAGCGTGGCATAGGACATAGTGACGAATGCGAAAAAGAGCATAACGAAACTGTATTCCCTGAGATTTTTATCGGCACATTAGATGCTTTAGATAAGCTTAGTATATTTAAAGAGGTAAAGTAATATGAGTGAGTTAAATTATCAAACGTTATTATTAATCGGCTTTTGCTCTTATCCGGTTATCAAATTTATTGTTGTAGCTGTATTCGATAAGATCGTTTTAAGCATTGAAGAACAAGCAATAGAAGAGCTTGATATTAAGGAGTAAGAGAGTATAATTAGTACCGTCAATTGAAGTTTAATTGATAGCAGTGTGAAGACTGCTTAGAAAGAATCGTTGAATTGGGAAAGTATTTACGCATGTGATCTTTTGGTGGGTTAGTTACATCAACGGTCACCCCTCTTCAACAAGGGATCACAGTCGTAAGCATTTTCCCTTTTTTGTGTCTGTTAGCCGTGATAACGTAGAGCAAATAATTAAACGCCCTATGCACGGAGCTTGCGAAATCAGACACAACCCTTTCAAAGCATCTTCTAGTCTGTATTAGTGAAGTGAGTTAGTTAAAGCAGCTATCGTCTAATTAGCGAATTAAATCGAGCAGAATAATAATCTACTCGGCGGCGCTAGCTCATTTCACAATACAGACTAATCAACTGCCGTGTTTCTAGCGGATATACGTAAACAATCCAAAGAATGATTAACTTACTAATCAAACTAGTTTTTATACACAATAGCCTTTAGATACGGGTAAAACAGCGTTTTGTGATGACGGTTTAAAGTGGCAAATAGTCAAGACTGATATTAATCAGCATGAATGGGATTATTTTATAGAGCAAGATCAGTTTTGCTTAGATAACGATTTAATAATTAACTAAACAAGGGATATAAACAATGAAAGATATAATTAAACATAAAGATGATCAAATAACTTTCTTATGGAGTTTGCTGGATGATATTTCAACTGCTGGCGATACGTATAAACCTGAAATTAATGGCTACTTTAAATATGTAAATAAAAAATGTGAAGAAAGAAGTTTAGTTGCCAATAGTTTAGACGGTCAAACTTTAACGATTACCGAACTTTAACTAACACACTTAACAAGAGTAAAACATAATGGAACAAATGGTAATAATTCAAAACATGCTAGACCAAGCTAAAAAACACAGCTTAGAAATGGAGTGCATAGTCTCTATGATTAATCACTTGATAGGAGTTACCGATAAAGAGTTGGAGCAAGCCTGTGAGAGTGCATTGGGCGAATGGGATATATAAGAAAAGAAAAATAAGCGCTGGCCATGATTTAAAATTGGTTTTGAAAAATCATTTAACATAATTAAGCTAATGATTGCCAGCGCTCAGATAAAGATAGCAAAGCACACAAAGAAAAGCCACTAATTAAAGTGGCTCTTTCATATCTATAATAAATCAATCAAGTAAGCTTTCATAATATAACTTGTCACTATGATTAATTAGCTTATCAATCTCCACCATATCTTTTATATCATCAGCATCACGGCGAGCATGAGCTTTTTTATTCTCACGAACCAAGTTAATGTTTTTTATACGGCCTTTAATTTCCTTGGCATCTTCCTTTGAATATACTTTAGTCATTATTGTTACCCTTAAATATTTTAGCTAAGTTCTCAATAAAACAAAGAACAATTAAAAACATAAAAAAACTAAGCACTGGGGATTCAGTTATAAATTCAAATATACCCATTATGATTTAACCTCTAGTAATTGAATGTTAGTTACGGTATTCGGTAAAAAGAACAAGCCTTGAGAAGCAACAAAGGTATCTTTTAATATGTCATAAACTCCGCAAAATTCATTATTTATAACGCTTTCAAACTGATAAGCCTTACCATCTATTAGCTCTATAGGTGGGGTTAGTGGTTTAAAATGAACATCTTCAACATGGCCAAATCGCTCTGCGACATCTTCACATGTGGCTATAAATGTGTGTTTACCCATAAAGTCTATAATATATTCATACCAAGCGTTATCAATATCAGGAAAGTTAATTAAGCACTCCATTCCCACGCTAGGCATAACACCAGCATCAACCATAGCTTGAGTATATACAGGCCTAATATTCATATTTGTCATTTCCTCTACGCATTGATTGAATTCATCACGGGTGCAAACAAAATTCCACTGGCTATTTTCTACCAATAAATAGGTAATCTGTAACGACCCTTTATTTTGTAGATTGGTAGGGCTACCCGCGTAAATATAACTTCTACCATTTACCCATTGCGCTTTATATTCATTTACTGCATCTATAACTGTTTTCATTACACACCCCCACTAGCAACAAGTAAAAACCAAGTAGCACCCATAGCTACCCATATTAAAACGCATATTGTATATATTGCTGTTTTCATTATTTACATTCCTTGGCGTGAAGTTTATTTATAAGTTCGGTTAGTATTTCAGTCTGCTTGTTAGGTAGCTTACCGTTGTCTTTTCTTTCGTCTGAAATAGCCTTTAATTTCTTACCTGTTAATACATGTATTTGAACTGTTGTTTTCATTTGTGTTACTCATTTAATTAAGATAACCCGATACTAATACATAAGCACTATTAATGCAATATAAAAGGCAATATGAAAAATAGTATGAAATAAGTTTGCAATCATCAATCAGTATGCTATTGTTTAACCACTGGCGCAGATTAGGGTCGCAACCCACACAGCACGTCATCGATATAAAGCAAATGAGGTTGTAACTAATTTAAGGAATAACAAAATGTTTGGAAAAGAAATTATAGTTAAAACATTTATAGATGCACGTAAAGACTTTATAACCGAGTTCTTGGCGGAGATTGAAAGCGAAAAGTATTCGACAATGGCACAGGTTAGAGGCGCTTTATATACAAGCTTAGAAGTATTAGAGAAATTAGAAAAGAAAGAGAGGGCGAAATAGTGAGCGAATTAAATATTTACCAAAGAATCAACAAGGTTATAGCGGAAGGGCTTTACATTAAGCGCGGCTCTGCTGGTCAAGGGACTGGCGTTCTATACGATGAAGTTATATCTGTATTACAGCCATTACTAACAAAGCATGGGATTATTGTCATCCCTGAAAAGGTTGGCGAAGCTAGATGCAGAGATAATAAAAAAGGCAATTACATTTATGAGTGTGACTTTAATATTTCATATATAAATATAGACAAGCCAGAAGATAAGTTTATTCAGCTTGTAGAATCTCACGCTAGCGATGCAGGAGATAAAGCACCGGGAAAGGCGATTACATACGCGGCAAAAATAAGCATGGTTAAAGTGTTTCAAATAGAAACAGGCATTAATGACGAAAGCCGAGAAGATGAACGAGATGTAAATCTAATCAGTACAGCGCAGATTGATCAATTACTCCCCTTGCTTTGTGACGAGTCAGGCAATTACACAGATAAAGGCCAGAAAGTTTGCCGAGCGTTTAAGTTTAATAACTTAAGTGAAATTAAATCTAAGAAGTTTAACGAAATATTAAGGTTCGCATCGTGATTATTATTGACCAAATTGAGCAAGGAACTCCTGAGTGGCACAGTTTACGACTTGGTAAAATAACAGCTTCAAGAATGGCTGATGTATTATCAAAAGGTCGAGGCTCATCACCAAGTAAAACATCAGAAACTTACATGATGGAATTGCTAGCTGAAAAACTAACGGGTGAAGCAAAGCCATTCTTTGAAAACGATGCTATGAAATGGGGTACAGAAACAGAGCCACAAGCGCGAGCAATGTATGAATTAAAAAGCGGCTACGATGTAAAAGAAGTCGCATTCATTGAACACAATGAATTTATCGGTGTTAGTCCTGACGGTTTAGTTACTGCCGTTGGTATGCTTGAGATTAAATGCCCTACCACCATAACGCAAATTAAACGAGCTTTAACTGACGACTACAGCAAAGACTATTACACACAGATTCAATGCCAATTATGGGTAGCAGAGCGTGAATGGTGCGACTTTGTAAGCTTCGACCCGCGACTAGATGTTAATGCTGGTTATTTATTACAGCGAGTGGCTAGAAACGATGAATTCATAAAAGGTATGGAAACTAAATCTAATGACTTTATTGAAAGAATGAATGAGTTTTACGAGCGTTTAATTAAATAATATAAGGGGTATAAGAGATGGGCTTTTCAATACAGATGTTTTTCAATGAACTGTACGAGTGTATGGATCAAAACACACTAGCTACAGATAAAGACATACTTGCACTGTTAAAAATGTGTATTAATGAAAATCACGAATACGCGAAAACATGCGGAACAATAGAAGATTAAACAAACATAAGGGTAATAACAATGAGCGGTATTAATAAAGTAATAATTGTTACGCTCTACTGATAATCTATGCTATATTTAATACTCGAGGTGAAATTATGAATGAGTATGAAATGTACGAGTCAGGAATGAGCATACCAGAAGTAAGCGGAAAAACTGGTATTGCTCTATCCACGCTTAGGTTTAGATTTAGCAATGCAGGAATATTAAGGAGTCGCGCTGATGGTGTTAGGAATGCAGCAAGTAAGGGGAGGTTAGGATCAGGGCTTCGAGGTAAAACAAGGGAGTTCACAAAAGAGTGGAAAGATAATATATCAAAAGCTAAAAAAGGTGTTGGTCTTGGTGTTTCTTTGAAGCCTAATGGTTATATAGAAATAACTATGGGTGAAAATAAAGGAAGAGGTCAACACGTTGTTTTTATGGAAGAGAGTATAGGTAGGAAGCTTTTCTCTAATGAATGCGTTCATCATATAGATCACAACAGGTCTAATAATGAACTATCCAATTTACAATTAATGACAAGATCCGAACATGCAAGAATGCATGCGCTGGAACGATCAAATAAAGGAAACAAATAATGAGTGGTGTTAATAAATGCATAATTCTTGGCAATCTAGGCAAAGATCCAGAGGTAAGGTTTCTACCTAACGGTGATGCAGTTGCTAACTTAACGATAGCAACTAGCGAAACATGGAAAGATAAACAAACCGGTGAAGCCAAAGAAAAAACAGAATGGCATCGTATTGTAATATTTGGAAAGCTTGCCAGTATTGCGGGTGAGTATCTAAAGAAAGGCTCAAAGGTTTACATTGAGGGTAGCTTGCAGACTCGCAAATGGCAAAATCAAGAAGGTAAAGACCAATACACTACCGAGATAGTTTTACAGGGCTTTGGTGGTAAAATGGAAATGCTAGACGGTAAGCCACAAGGCGCACAACAACAACCGGCGCAGCAACAGCAAAGCGGAGGTTTTCAGCAAGCACCGCAACAGCGACAAACAGCACAGCAACAAGGCGGTTTTCAGCAACAAGGGCAGCAGCAACAACCAGCACCGCAAGCAAATACTAACGGCGGTCAATTTCAATCACAGGCTGAATACGACAACCAGCAAGGAGGTTATCAGAATCAGCCGGGAAAGCCGCAGGGATAGACTTTGATGATGACATACCATTTTAAATAGTTACAAGCCAAGGAAGGCACCCAATTAAGGTGTAACATGAACATTAAACAATCAAGAAAGCACCGTAAATGTAAGAAGGGCTGCGATATAAACAGCCCAGATTGGTATTATCCACAACGCAATAAAAAAGCACTGTGCTTAGAGCATGGTAGGAGTAAATAGGATGGAAGTTAAGAAAGTAGCAACAACTAGAAATTATGAGATGTTTGATAAAGTTTGGTTTACTGGTTCTATATTTTACGTGACAACAGAAACTTATAGAGAAGGCCATAGTACCGATGACAGAACGAAAGTTTATGATGATAAAGGCGAGCTTATAGGTACGCTAAGAGGCTACTGGTTTGATTTTGCGAATAAAGATCTATTTATTTGCGCCAATAAGATTAAATAAGGGGTAGATGATGAAGAAGATTTTAATTGTTTTAAGTGTGTTGTTTTTGATTGGCTGTAGTGATACAAGTAAAACGCCAACGTATGCAGTTTACAATAAAAATATTAACGGTGATTCAGGTTTGACCATATACACTATTGACGGCGTAGAAATTGAATGCCTATGGAAAGGCCGCGGCATGTCTTGTAATTGGGAAAAGTTTAATAAGGTTAAGTAAATGCCAAAGTGTAAGATATGCAAAACCAAATTTGAGCCTAGATTCTTTTTGCAGAAAGCTTGCTTTGATCCTGTTTGCTTAGCTGCTTGGTCGGCGAAGGATAGAGAGGTCAAGGCTGATAAAAAGCACAAGGTTAAGAAAAAGGCTTTAAAAGACAACGATAAAAAAATAAGAATGCCAGCGGCTCAGAAGTCATTTAACGCATGGGTTCGCTATCGAGACAGGGCTTTACCATGCATTAGTTGTTTAAGAACTAATGAACAAGTTTCAGGCTCTAGCTCTTGGGTTGTTGGTGGTGCTTGGGATTGCGGTCATTTCCTAACTAGGGGTGCATTTCCAGAACTTAGATTTGAAGAGTTAAACGCACATAAGCAATGCAAATCATGCAATGGTGGCTCTGATAAATACGCAAAGAAAACACAATCAGTTAGGGATGGATACCGTATTAACTTGATCAAGAAAATAGGCTTAGATAAAGTCGAATGGCTAGAGGGTAAGCACGAACCTAAAAAATATACGTGTGAAGATTTAAAGGCTATCGAGTCAAGATATAAACAAAAACTTAAATTAATGCTAGAATAAGGAACCGATAAACAAGATGGAATTTTTAGAATGGCTTCAGGTCGCAAGCGCAAGCGCAAGTAAGAACGGCGGAAGTATAAATATAACGTTTATGCTTTACGTGGCAATATCTATCTTAATTAAAAAAAGCCGGTATCTGCTGGCTTTTTTCTTTTCTGACTTGTTAATCGCTTGCTCTATATTCGATTACTTACAAGAACATCAGATATATCTTACAAGCTTTATCGTTTACTCTTACATAGCAACGCAGGACATACCAAAGAAAACAAAAATGGCTTGTGTTATCATGTGCATATTAGATTTAACTTTAGCAAACGATGCTTTTAAATACGGTATAGGTGGAACACATGGAACGAGTGAAACACTTATTTACCAAAATATCGAATATCTTGCTTTTTACGCTAATCTTATCATTATCATATCACTTGTACCTTTCGGCAGAATATACGACTGTATATGCCGCTTGCTTGATTATGCTTTCAGTGTCAAGAGCCATAGTACTTATATGCTCGTTTTCTGGTATACTATCAACAAGATTCAAACAATCAAACCTAACTAATGTCAGATATAAATCAAGAAACGATTAGAGCATTAATCTCAAGTAACGAGTCTATCAGCGAGTCTGTTAAGGCTAATAGTGAGATAGTGAAAGAATTAGTTGTTAGCGTTCAAGAGCTTGTTACTACCGAACGAGAGCGCGTTTTAAAAGATGAGTATCAAAAAGAAATAAACACTAAGCAAACTAAAATAAACGAAGCCAACGACATTAGATGGACTGCATCACACGACACACTAGTTAGAGCTAAAAGGTTTCACGCTCAATTTGACAGTATAGCAACTAAGGTTATTGGGCTGTTAGTTATCGGCGCATTAGTCTTATTGGGCTTTAACATATAAACAAGAGTAGACAATGATTACTTCAATGATTAGCTCAATGATTAGACCTATGATTACATCGATGGTTAATCCTGATAGTGGAGGTGGCATAACTAAAGGCACTAGGATTTTATTAATCGGAGACAGTACAACTTACGGACGGGGTGCTAGTGATGCTCACTCTGCTGGCGTTGTCGATGCTCAAATAGACAGTCCTTGCCGTCAATTATCACGAAAATTAACCGCATCTGGAGTAAGTGCTAACAGCAATTCAGTGGTAGGGCTAGGAAATAACACTAACGCTTCAACAGTAGAAGCGTATTTTGGCGCGACTCCTGATATATCAGTAACACTAAACGGGTGGTCACAACTTGGGTTTGATTCTATCGGTGGTGATTTATACCTTAGTAGCTTCTCTGATATATTAAATTTTAGTTTTGACAATGTTAATAAGGGCGCTATTGGCTTACCTATCCGCACGTATGGAATTATACAATACCGTGTTAATGGTGGCTCATGGACACAGGTTAACGAATCAGGAACGGACGACCTACTAAGAATTGACATTGATTTCGGCAGTGTTGGTGCTCATACAGTAGAATTACAAAGAGTTTCAGGTGGTACTATATACGCTAGTTATGTTGAAGCTTGGGACGATTCAGCGACAGTTATTGTTGTTCCCTGGGGTGCTAGGGGTTATACCTCTGGACAATTAGCAGATACAGCGCGCCCTTGGTCTTATCAATCAGCACTGTCTCACGTGCCATTTGATGCCGTAGTGCTTAACATAGGTATTAACGATGTAAGACCCGGAGGCAGCGGCATTAATCAAGCCACTTATGAGGCTAACGTCACTACTTACGTAAACGCGATTAAAGCCGCTAATGCTAATGCGGTTATATTTATTCAAATACCAAACGACATAAGTACAGGGTTGAGTTATTTACCTGTTGCCATCACAAGTTTAGCTGATACATTAGGGTTGATTTTGTTGGACACTAGACTTGCGGTTAATATGTCAACCTATGCAATAGCTGACGCAGCCGGTAATATGTTTGATTTACTGCACCCAACAGATACGGGGTACAGTTCTCAATATGATTATTTTACTCCAATCATCAAGTCTACACTTGGCGGCTAGACGCATTAATTAATACAAGCAACTAATATAAGGGTAAGAAGATGACAACATTAGCAAACAATGAAGAAACAGCAATTACACAAGGCCGTTACTCTTTTGATGTAACTGGCGCACTAGAATTACAATGGCGACCTATAAGCGCATTTAAGACATTAACAGACGGTACATTTACTGGTGCTGCTGACGGTATTATTGATTTGCCATCAACAACATTAAAGGTTATTAACGCTACAACGGAAACTATCACTTTATTAAAGGTAACTTAAATGGCTGAATGGACTGATAAAACACCAGCAAGCACGGTATGGACAGATAAACCGGCAGCATAGGAGTTAACATGACAGATACTAAACCTAAACGCGGTCAACGCACTAAGACACATAAACGTAAATCTAAATAATTAACCGTCATTAAATTGACAGTGAATAACCGAGAGGACTCACAAAATGACAAGTAAAAAATTAGGCAGGCCATTAGCTTTTGATTCAGCAGAAGAGCTAGAGAAAAAGGTAGAGGAATATTTCGTAAGCGAGGATTGTTATCTTATACAGGGTGACGATTCTGTTTACGCTCCCACTATGTCAGGGCTAGCTTTATACCTAGATGTAGACAGAAAGACAATTACAAACTATTCAAATAAAGAAGCATTTTTCCCCACTATAAGAAAGGCCAGGGCTAGAATTGAATCCCACCTTGAGAAAAAGCTCTATGGAAACAACGTTACAGGGCTTATATTTAATCTTAACAACAACTTTGATTGGAAGGATAAATCAGAGGTTGCACAAACTAATGTTGAAGTAACGCACGAGCAATGGTTAGAATCTCTTGAGTGATAAACGCCAACGATTAAAGGATGACTTTGAGTTTTATTCCCGTAACTGTTTAAAGATACGGACAAAGCACAAAGGATTGCAGCCATTTATATTAAATGAAGCCCAGCAATACATTCATATGCGACTAGAAGAGCAGATAGTTA